AAAATTGGTGGTTATAATCAGTTTATTGTGCAATGGAATCGTGGATTTGGAATTAAAAGAAGTGTGATTTCTCATTTAGTTACTATTATTAAATGGATGAATCATTATGAAAATCTTAAACAGTATGAGATAGATCATAAAAAATCTTCTGGTGCTTATGTTTGGATTTTTAAAGTTACTGATAGTAAAGCATTTAAGATTTGGTTAAAATTAACAGATGAAGAAAGAAAGAAAACAGGAATTACTGCTAAAAAAACCCCCGGTAGTAGTTTAGTTCTTCCTCCCGGTATAGATGTAGAAGTTAAAAGTCCCAATTTACCTAAAATTTCAGAAGGTGATACTGATATTCTTGAAATGGTATCTTCTGGTTTAAATGAACCGGGAGATGTTATGACAGGTTCCTCTAAGGGAACATTTGCTTCTGTTAAAGCTTCTCGTGCGCCTATGTCAGATCGTATATCTGATGAAGTATCTAGTTTTGAACGATTTCTTATTTATGATTTTTGGCATAGTGTTTTTTATCTTCGTTCAAGTGTTCTTTCAAGTTTTAAATTTATGTATAAAGTGGATGATGTTGTTGGTTTTAAAATATCTAAAACTGATAAAGATCCTGAACCAATTATGAAAAAAGTAGCGAAACCTGCTTATGAATTAATTGATATTAATTTTCCTGTTTCACAAACTATTGATTTAGAAGGTATTGCTAAAGGGATGCTTGGGGTGAAACATGGCCCTGTTTCAGAATCTTTAGGTATTGCGAATAAAGAAATTGCAAAACGTCTTGGAATTAATAGTTATGGGCGAATGAGACAACTACATGCTTTAGAAAAGAAAATGTACCCTGAACTTATTTATAATGTAGATGCTGAAAGTTTACAGGAAACAGTTGAAGGTGAGAAAAAGAAAACTGTTCAAAAAGTAGATAAAAAGGAAGAGTCTAAATCTACTGAAAATGAATAGGAGAGGAAAGATGCCTTGGACTGTTAAAGATGTTGATGAACATAAAAAAGGACTTACAGAAGCGGAAAAGAAAAAATGGGTATCGATTGCTAATTCTGTTAGAAAGACATGTATAGCAGATGGAGGTTCTGAAAAAACGTGTGATGCAAAAGCTATACGGATTGCTAATTCTAAGTTTAGTATAAATATGGAGGATAGTATGTACCGATTTACTATTGATGATGTAGAAAAGTATCAGCTTGGATGGTTGAGTAAAGGGCAAAAGGAGCAATGGCTCAAATTTGCAAACGAAGCCTTTGTTGCAAGCGAAGCTGAAACTGATGATCTTAAAAAAGAAGAAGCAATTCTTTCAGCTAATACTAAACTTTCTTCTACTGTTCCTACTACTGCTTTGATGTTTATTGCGAATAAAGCGACACTTACATTTGAAAAAAGTGAAGAAGAAGAGGAAAAACTTAAATTAGATATGGTAGGATATTCTGGTGGGGTTATTAAAGATCATTGGTGGTGGGGTGATTTGGTAATTGATTTGGGTGGGGTACAATTTAACTCAGATAAATTACCTATTCTTGAGAATCATAATACTGATAGAAAGTTAGCTTTTACTGGAAAACCCATTATTGATAAAGATGGGATTAAAGTAGATAGTGAAACTACTGTATTTTTGGATAATGAATACAGTAATGAATTTATAAAAAATTCAAAAGCCGGATTTCCGTATCAAAGTTCTATTTATGTAGAACCATTATCTATTGAACGTCTTGAAAAAGATGCAGAAGTAGAAGTTAATGGTTTCACAATGAAAGGGCCGGGAACGGTATTTCGTAAAGCTGAATTAAAAGAAATGTCAGCTTGTGTTTTTGGATGGGATAACAATACTACTGCTGCTGCGTTTTCACAGACACTTTCTGCGGAAACGAAGTTTGTAGCTAGTAATAATAGTAGTGGACAGGTTCCCGACAATGACCTGAATACTAAAAAGAATAAAAATAACATTAACTTGGAGGACGATACTATGGATTTAGCACAGCTCAAGAAAGACCATCCAGACCTGTATGCACAGGTTATGGAGGAAGGAAAAACTGCTGCCGAAACTTCTTTTAGTTCAAAAGAGCAGGAAATGAAAGATGAGATTGCTACTATGCAAGCTAAAATTTCATCTTTTGAAAAGAATGAAATAATTCGTTCTGAAAAAGAAATGCAGAATGAGGCTAAAAGTTTGTTTGCTTCTAAACTTGCTGAAAGTGACATTCCAGAACATTTACATGAAAAAGTAATGCCTCATGTGCAGTATACCAAATTTGTTGAAGAAGGAAAATTTGACAAAGAAGCGTTTTCCACAGCAGTTGATGCTGAGATTAAAAGCTGGATTGATGCTGGAATTACTTCTTCTGTTATGGGTTCTAGTTTTAGTAAAGAACCGGAAGCTGATATCATTGCTCGTAAAGAAAAACTTAAGCAGGAAATTGATGCTGATGTAGATACTTTACTGTCAATAGTGCAAACTAAGTAAGTTTTAACTTATTGGGATGTGTTTCTGTAAATTTTAATTAGGAGGATTTTTAATATGGCTGATACCCCTTTTATCAAGTATGGCCTCTCTAATGATGCCAAACGACTTTATTTTAGTGAACCAAAAGCAGCAAGAAAGATTCCTCGTACAGTTCAAGCTGGTTACGGGATTCTTGTGCATGGTTTGCTTATGGCTTTGAACACTTCGGCTGCTGGTAATAAAGGTAAACTTGTACCTTATGATCCTGATGCTGTGACTGGTGCAGAAGTTGCTCCTTGTCGTGCTTATTTGGTTGCTGATAGTGGTACTGCAAATAAAACTATTGAGATTACACTTGAAGATAGTTACAAGTTTGCAATTGGTGATGATGTTATACTTAATGATGACACCACCACTGCTGAAAATCTTGGAGCTATTACTGATATTGATCGTACAACGTATCCGCACAAAGCAGTAATTACTGTAACTACTAATATTGGTGGTACTGCTTTTACTACTGCCCGTTTTGCATATATTACAGTTGAAGGTGCTGAAACGGCTGTTGGTGTTCTTGAAAAATCAGTAGACACTCTTTCTGGTGAAGGATGTTTGGCTGCGAACACTACTTTGATTCTTGGAAATGCTGTTTTGTATGCGGGTGTTGTTGCTAATGCTGATGCAGCTGGTTTGACTGATATTGGTGCAAATACAGTTAGTCAGTTTATCAATATTCCGTAAATTTAATTTTAGGATCTTTAGTATGCCGATTTTTAATTTTAACAAGGAGGTTTTAATATGCCGTATGCACCTGTAGATATCCCTGAACTTCGACTTGAAGTTCTTACAAAATTTATCACGAAATTTACTGCTCCCCCTGAGTTAGTTTTTTCGTCTATGTTTCCAACCACTGCTTCAGAATCGTCTACTATTAAATGGGAAAGTATGCGTGGTTCTCGTGGTTTGGCTCCGTTTATTGCTCCCGGTAGCCCTTCACATGTAATTGCGCCTGCTGGTATTGCGAAGCATAGTGCTGAAGCTGCATTTTTGTCTGAAAAAATTCCGTTTGGTGAAGAATTTTTGAACAACATGCGGAAAGCTGGTACAGTTCAGCAATATGAAGCTGCTAAAGTTCGTCTTGCAAAAGATTATGCCAATTTAGTTAATCGAAATCGTAGACGGAAAGAGTGGATGATTGCTAAAATGGTTTGTTCTGGTTCTTTTGAATATTCAGAAGAAGGCGGAACTAAATTGGCTGTTGATTATGACATTCCGGCTGAAAATAAAGTTACTCTTCTTTCGGATGATCGTTGGGGTGAAAGTGCTGCTGATATTCTTGGTAATGTTATGGATGCCAAATCAGCAATCAAAACCGCTACTAATGGCAACGTGGATCTTGCAGTTATGAATACTTCTGTTTTGAAGTTGCTGGCTGCTGATTCTAATATTGCTGCTTTGTTGCGGAAAGATGCGTTTGGTGATGGTAATCTTTATAGTGGTTCTGTCAATAAACTTGTTGGTGTAAACCCACAAGTTATTGCTGGTTTGCTGGATATTCCTCAGTTTCTTATTTATGATGAGTCTTATGAGGTTCGAGCATACTTGACTGCTGTAGTTACTGGTGGGTCTACTACTGTTGTTAGTGTAGATAATCCTGCTGATTTTGAAGTAGGAGCTACTCTTCGTTTTTATGATGTTTCTGCTGGAACTTATGAAGATGAAATCATTGCTTCTGTTCAGATTGAAGCTGGTACTATTACAGTAGATGCTGCTCCAACAGCTAGTTTTAAAGCCGGTGAAGATTTTGTTACAATGACCAAAGGATTTGTTCCTGATAATACTATTACCTTTTTGACTAAAAGTGTGGAAGGTAATACTATTGCAGAATTTAAAAATGCACCATTTGGAATTCCTCGTGGTTATGATCTTACACCTAAATCTTGGTTGGATACTGATCCTGATGTTGCTTGGGTTCGTGTTCAGAATAAAGGTTTGCCGGTTTTGTATCATCGTGACGCTGTGTATCAGCTTACAGTTCGTTAGAGTTTAATATAGAAGGGGGGAAACCCCCTTCTATTTTTTATTTTAATAATAGAGAGGTGTGCAATGGATAAAATTATAAGTATTACTCCAATTGGTTTTAATCCTAAAGGAAAAGAAAAAGTATTTATTAATGCAAAAAAAATTAATCCACCTTTTGATGAATTTTTGTTACTTGATATTAAAGAAAATCCCCATCGTTGGCAAATTGAGTATGAAGCGGAAGTTAATGGAATTAAAAAAGAAGAAGTTGAAATAGAAGAAATTGAAACAGAAGAAGTTGCAGAAAAAGATAAGAATTTAATTGATATTATTGATGAAAAAATTGAAGTTGAAAAAAAATCTAAATCAAAAATAAAAACAAATAAAGTAGTAAAAGCAAAAACTAAACTTTTGCCACGGTAAAATACTATGGATTTAGATACTTTAATTGAAACTGTGCAAGCAGAAGTAAAGGGATTATCTCGTTATTTAGAACCAATTGATTATGAAAATGCAGTTAGTGATGCTGAACGTGAATGTGGTTGGGCTTTACCTTTTACTGCTGCTTTTCGTATTTATTGGTTGAAACAGAGAACAAAGAGGCATCTTTTCTTTTATTTGCTTTCTGAAAGTGCCCATAAATTTAAGTATGAGCAAATTAATTTACAGCATCGTTTTGAACATTATTTAAAATTAATAGCATCCATGGATGAAAATTTTGAAAAAATAATGGAAGAAAGACCAGAAGAATTTTTGGATGCTATGGGGGTTATAGATCAAGCAGGTTTGTTTGGTACAAAAGTTGATGCTGGTTTTAGTTATTCCCCTTCAGGAAGAGATACTACTTATGATGTAGATAATGAAGTCAATTTCTTTCCTAATGAGGATTCATAATGGGAATTGAACTTGATATAGCTGATGTTCTTGAAGAAGTAGGTGTTTCTTTTACAATAGAACGATTAGGGGTAGCTGTTGATGATGTTATTGAATATTTAACTTATACGCCTAATAGTCAAGTTACGAAACCATTTGTGCGTGAACATTTTTTAGAATGTGTGATTGTTGCAGAAACACAAGTTTTAAATGGAGATGTGATTACTTTTGTAGAATCAGGGGATTCATATTTAGTGATGAATAATTCTCCTGATTTTTTTGAAGATGGAGTAATTAGATATCTTGCGGTTTTGTATAAGACTAATGTTTTAATTGATATTTATCATCCTCAAAATACTACTGTTGGGTATGATACTTCTTTTGATTTTCAACTTATGTATTCAGCACAAAAAGCTTTAGTTTCAGAGCCTTTATTTGGAAATATTGAAGCTTTTGATGAAAATATAGGGACATATAATCTTGAAAAAAATCAATTATATTTACCTAGTGGGTATGGATTAGAAGAACAAGATAGAATTGTAATAAATGGAACTACAGAACAATATAGAGTACAAACTGTTATACAAAGACGTTATCCAAATGTAATTGTTGCTGATTTAGGAGAAGATACAAGAGCATGAATCCAGTCATTGTTGATCGAATTAAAATTTGTCTTAAATGTAGAAAATTGTATAAAGAAAAAGATGGTGAAAAAAATAGTAATCTTTGTCCAATTTGTGCGGGGCTTTCGACTACTTTACTTCCTAAAGGAGAGCCTCATGTATTAAATGGAAAAGGAATTGTATGAATTTAGCTGTTTGTATTTTTCATTCAAAAAGTGGGTATTGTGATTTAGAAAAAACAAAAGAATCTTTGAAAACATTATCTTGTAGTTATACTATTTATTTATTTGATACTTTAGAAGAAATAAAAGAATTTACAATTAATGCTAAAGAAGATTGGATTTTGATTTTAAATGATCGAGAATATCTTGATCATAAATTAAGTGAAATTTTTAATGTTTTATTTTCTCAGGATGATGTAGGTGCTTTTTCATTTTATTGTACTCAATTAGTAGGAACTGATATTATTTTTTTTCTAGCTATTAGATTAGTTAGAAGTGGTGTAAAATTTAAAAATTTAACATTAGCCTTAGATGATAAAAATATTCAAATTGTTAAAATTTTAGATGGTTGGGTATTTGAACATGGGATTGATTCATATACAGTTCACAGGTATCTTAAACATCATCAACAATCTATCGAAAATAATGAAGGTGGCAGTTCAACAATCAGAAAAGCTTCCTAAAGTATGTGCGATTGATTATGTTAATTTAGTACGTGCTAAAATAATAAATCAAGATTTTCAATTTACTAAATTAAGTCCTGCTTATGAAAAATGGAAATCTGAAAATTTTCCATTAGCAAAAACATTTTGGTATTTAGGTGGTGATCTTCTTCGAGCAATTCAACCTGTAAATTTAGGTACAAATACTTGGGCAGGAACAATACCAAAAACAGCAATGGATACTGGTGGTAAAAATTGGGATAGAAAAGGGCCAGCAAAATCTATTTTGTATTATGCACTTGCTTTAGAAAATGGTGTGCCTTCAATGCATTTGCCTGCAAGACCTTTGTTTGGGCCTGCAAATGAAGAATATATGAAAAATGGGTATTTGCGACGAGTAGAAAAAGTGAGAACTGAATTTATAAAATGTTGGGTGTAAGATGATTGTTCGAGATATATTACCACGAGAAATAGCGATAATTACTGAGTTTTCAGTAGAAGAGATTGATAATCTTATTTTTTGTTTAGATCATTGTTCAATTGCATACGATAGTAGAAATACTGAAGAAGTAAAAAAAGTAGATTACGTTGTTTCTGATTTTTATAAAGTTTTACTTGAATTAAGAGAGAAAATTACTAATGGCACTTGATGGTACAGCAAAAGAATTTTTTTTTCGATCATCAATAAAAAAATATTTTATTGATAATTTGAAAACTATTGAAAATAAAGTTATAGTTTTTGATAAAACTATTCTTTATGAAGAAGTTCGGGAATATGTAAAAGATGAATGGATTGTTATTAATTTTGGTATTTTTAATAGAGATTTACTTTCGGAAAATATTTTAGATATTTATTGTTGTACTCGACAAGATCCAGAAGGTGTGTTATTATCTAAACTAACTGATTTGGTTGTGGAATACTTAACTGATATTACACAAACTGATACAATGAAAAGGATTACTTTATACAATTCAACTGATAATGATCCTCTTAATTGGACTGAAATTGGAAAATTATTAGTTACAAAAATATTTGAAGGATCTCAAAACTATGCACCGGATGCTACTAAAGTGAAAATGTTAACTGTTCTGCTTTCATGGGCTTCTAAAATATAAAGAAAAATAAAAAAAAAGTTTTTATTGTTTGTGAAAAATGTGGAAAAAAATTAATTGAAAGATTGCCAAATGGATTGTTTCGATTTATTTTTGGTGGAAAACAAGATCCTCCACCAGTTGAAATTTTTATTTATGGTTCAATAAAAATGCGTTGTTTACGAAGAAGTTGTGGTCATTGGAATGAAATTTCAATATTCCCAAACTTCTTTTCACATAACACACAATCAGATATTACATCTGAAAAAAACATTGTCGGAAAATAACTTAAATTATGGAGGTATAGATTATGGCGAGAAAAGGGCCAGTAACAAAAGATACAAGTACTATTGCTCTTGGATTGGCACAAATACGGATTGGTAAATCAGTAGCAAATATTGCTACTACTACTGCTGCGTTAGCTGCTGCTGATTCTATTGGAGCTTTAGCAAATACAAAGTATGTTGGTAATGTTGATTATTTTAAATTTGAATCGGGTTTTCCTCTTTTAGAAGATTTGACTATCCCTATTCGTGAATCGGCATCATTGGAATGTACTTTCAATGAAATTACACCTTTTAACTTTGCTTTGGCTCATGGAATTGATCCAAATGCTGAAGCTTCAGCAACTATAACTGAAATTGGATCTAATACTGCTTCTGGTACTACTACAGGAAATTTATCTGTTGATGATACTGGTGGTGTTGTTACTGATCGTTTTACAGTTGTATTTACATCTGCGACTACTGCTTCAGTTTATGGTGAAATAACTGGTCATGTAGGGGATATGGCGGATCTTAGTACTCTCTTTGAACCGGATAATAGTGGACATCCTTATTTTTCAATTCCTGCTAATTTTTTTAGTGGTACTTGGGCTGCGGATGAAACTTATACTTTTTTCACTACTGAGTATGTTTCTGGAACTTCTGCTTATTCTGATCCTCATTCTGGAACTATTGGAATTGGTAGTAGAGTTGCTCCTGCGTATATTCGGATGGAAGCTGTATATACTTATCCAAATGGTACTAACCATATGTATATCATTTTTCCACGGGCACAAGCTGCGGCTTCTGTCGAAATGGATTTGCAAAAGGAAGATGCTGCTGGTGTTCCAATCACTTTTGAAGCTAAAAGTGCAAGTTCGGATGTTGATGGTGGAAATGCTGTTTGGGATTC